AAGTTTGAAGCAACTGTCAGATGCTGCACTCAAAATGGCATTAGAGGTGGATCAGCGACTGTCCACTTCCCCATCTGGCACCAAGAAATAGAAGATATACTTGTACTTAAGAACAACAAAGGAACGGAGGACAATCGTGTCAGAAAACTTGACTACTCAATCCAAATCTCAAAACTCTTCTATGAAAGGTTTATCGAAGATAAGGAAATCACGCTTTTTTCTCCCCATAGTTGTCCTAACTTGTTTGAGAGTTTTGGGACCCCTGAGTTTGATGAGTTATATTGCCGTTACGAACTGGATGAATCAATCCCCAAGCGAACAATCGGAGCTCAAGAACTGATAATGAATCTCCTTAAGGAGAGGGCAGAGACAGGTCGTATCTATATCATGAATATTGACCACTGTAATGAACATTCTTCCTTCAAGGACAAGGTAAGTATGAGTAATCTATGTCAAGAGATCACTCTACCTACAGAACCTATCAATCATATTGATGCCATAGACGGTGAGATTGCACTTTGTATCCTATCTGCTGTCAACGTAGGTAAGATTACTAGACTAGAGGAGTTAGAAGAACTCTGTGACCTCTCTGTGAGATCTCTAGAGGAGTTGATTGACTATCAAGACTATCCAGTTAAGGCTGCTGAACTCGCCACATTGGGTCGTAGATCCCTTGGAGTGGGGTTCATTGGTCTTGCACATTATCTTGCTAAGAATGGTCACAAATACGACTCACAAGGCGCCTGGGATGCGGTACATAGACTTACTGAAAGTTTCCAGTATCACCTATTGAAAGCATCTAATCAACTTGCAAAAGAAAAAGGTGCATGTGTTGATTTCCCCTCTACAAAATACTCTGATGGAATACTTCCAATTGATACATATAAGAGCGATGTAGATGAAATTACACAGGTAGGATTAAAACATGATTGGGAATCTCTTAGAACATCTATCATGGAACACGGTCTCAGGCACTCAACACTGTCCGCACAGATGCCATCAGAAAGTAGTTCCGTTGTGTCAAACGCAACAAACGGTATCGAACCACCTAGAGACTACCTGTCCATTAAGAAGTCAAAGAAAGGACCTCTTAAGCAAGTGGTTCCGTCTTATGGACATCTAAAGAATAATTATACCCTCCTCTGGGAAATGCAGGGTAATGATGGATATATCAAAGTAGTTGCAGTGATGCAGAAGTTCTTTGATCAAGCCATCAGTGGTAACTGGAGTTACAATCCCACACAGTATCCTGATAACGAAGTGCCTATATCAGTGATGGCACAGGATCTTTTAACCACATACAAGTATGGTTGGAAGACCTCCTATTACCAGAATACCTACGATATGAAATCTGATGACGTTGATGATGTAGAAGAAGTGAAACCACAACTAGAAAAACTATTCACCGAACTATCAGAGGAGCAAGAGTGTGACAGTTGCACCATCTAAACCTGACGGCATGACCGTCTTTAATTCAGAAGAAGTCGATACTAAGAAACAACCAATGTTTTTTGGTAAACCTTTGGGTGTACAAAGGTATGACTCTTTTAAATATCCTGTGTTTGACAGACTTACTACTCAAATGCTAGGGTATTTCTGGAGACCAGAAGAGGTTTCATTACAGAAAGATAGAGCAGACTATCAATCTCTACGTCCAGAACAGAAACACATCTTTACATCTAATCTAAAATACCAAATTCTTTTAGATTCTGTACAAGGTCGTGGTCCTGGAATGGCTTTTGCACCTTACTGTGCCTTACCAGAGTTGGAAGGTGCTATGAATGTGTGGCAATTCATGGAGATGATTCACTCCAAATCATATACATATATTATCAAGAATGTGTATCCCGACCCATCTGAAGTATTCGATACCATTCTCAATGATGAAAGAATTTTAGACCGAGCAAATTCAGTAACTCGGGCATACGATGAATTTATAAATGAAGCCCATCAATGGGATCAAAGTAATCTGTGGAAAGACGGATGGGAAAACTCACAAGCAAAGGACTTCGCATTAAATGAACTCAAAAGAAAGCTCTATAGAGCGGTTGCAAATGTTAACATACTTGAAGGAATTAGGTTCTATGTCTCCTTCGCTTGCTCGTTTGCATTTGGAGAGCTTAAACTTATGGAAGGATCAGCAAAAATTATATCCCTCATCAGTAGAGACGAAAACCAACACTTAGTTCTCACACAAAACATAATGAAAAACTGGATGAATGGTGATGATCCAGAGATGCAACAGATTGCAGAGGAAGAGAGAAGTAATGTAATTGGTATGTTTAAAAATGCAGTTGAAGAGGAAAAGGACTGGGCTGAATATCTATTCAGTGGTGGTTCTATGATTGGTTTGAATGATAAATTATTGAATCAATACGTTGAGTGGATTGCTAACAAGAGAATGAAATCACTTGGACTTGATCCTATCTACGATCAACCATTAAGAAACAATCCATTGCCTTGGACACAACACTGGATCTCATCTAAGGGATTACAAGTTGCACCACAGGAAACAGAGGTAGAATCTTACGTTGTTGGTGGTATAAAACAAGATATTAAGAAGAATTCTTTCAGCGGATTTAAACTATAGTCTAAATAGATTATAGTGTAGCCCTATAGACTCGGATAAATGTCGAAACAGTTAATAAATGCTGGGCAAAGTAGTAATGACGGAACAGGTGACACCCTCAGACAGGGTGCTTTAAAAGTTAATGCAAACTTTAATGAGATTTATAATTCGATAGGTGACGGTCTAACTTTAAATGCTCCAAACTCTACTGGTTTTGCTCTTACTGCTGGGATTTCGACTAACTCTCTGAATCTCAATGGTCAAGCACCATCATATTACCTAGACTATAATAATTTTACCAATACTCCATCAGTATTATCGGTATTCACAAACGATGTAGGTTTTACTACAGATGTCGTTGGTGCATCTGGTTTTGTTGCTGGTGGTATTGTTACTGCGACTGCCTTTAAAGGTGACGGATCAGGACTTACTGGTATTGCAACCGCTGTTGGATCTGCTGTTCTACAATCACAGATCAATGCTCTTGGTACAAACCTAAACATTGTTGGATTTTATGATGCAGTTCTAGGTGTTGTTACTGCACTGACAGTTGTTGGACAGGGAAGAGGATATACTGGCATAGGACAGACACTTGCGTCATCTGGTATTACTACAGGTGACTATTTTATTGTCTCTAAGGGTGGTGCCGATGTTGGTATTGCAACCTATTCTAACCCAGGCATCTCTAGTGTATATTCTGGTGACTGGGTAGTTGCCGTAGGTGGTTCTAACTGGTCTGTACTATCATACTCTGCACAGGTTACTGCTCCAAAGGCCACTCTTGCAGATGCTGCTGTCACATTACAGGGTGATTCTAGTGTAAACACCACTGGTATCGTCACTGCCTCAGAATTTTATGGTAATGGTGGAGCACTAATTAATTTAACTGGTGCGAGTGATGGAACTTATGGTGCCACCACAATAGTTCCACAGATTGTAGTTAATAATCAAGGTAAAATCACAGGTATAACCAATGTTTCCATTGATTTCTCTGCTGGTCAGGCTGGTTTTGGAACTGGATATTGGTCAAAGAATATCACTGGTATTGTTACATCATCTAATGTTGGTATAGGAACCACTACAGCAACTCAAGCTCTGGAAGTCTATGGTAATGTAAAGATTACCAAAGCATCTAATGGTGGATTAAAGATACCAGATTTACTTAAGGCAAACTTTGGTGATTCTGATGATGCACATATAACATATGATGGAACTGCATTAAAGTTAGTATCAGATTCAGACACAAAAATTACTGACACCAATGGTAATCAGTTAGCAAACTTTAAACCAGGCGGAGCGGTAGAGCTGTTTCAAAATGGAACGAAACGTCTGGAAACCATAGCACTCGGAGTCACTGTAACAGGTGAGTATTTTGGATCAGGTAATAAATTAACAGGTATTGTTACATCTGTTGTTGAAGGGAATAATATTTTAATTAATACTAGTCCCTACTGTGGTATTGTCACGATCAGTAGTACTGCTACTGGTACAATATGGAACAATGATGGAAAACCTGGCCAGATAGGTATAGGAACTACCGCAAGAGTTGGTGTGGGTATGACATGCCCAGATCCAGCCAAGGTATTCACCGCTAATGGTAATGCAAATATCAAAGGCACTCTTGATGTTGATGGATTTAACAACACAGGTGTTACTACAGTTGTTTCTGGAAGGATTCAAACTCCCAGTGGAACTAACCTCAAGGTTGGTAACTCAGTTATAGGTAGTGGATCTAATAATAATATTGGTGTAGGTGATCAACCATTAAGATCATTAAGTGGTGGTAGTGGATACAACGTTGCTGTCGGTAACTTATCTCTTTATGGTGCCACTTCTGGATCTTACAACCTTGCACTAGGTAATGATGCAGGCAAACAGGTAACAACTGGATCTTATAACGTATTACTAGGTTCATATCAAGGTAATACTGTTGACTTAGACATCAGAACCTCATCTAACTTTGTTGTACTATCTGATGGTCAAGGAAATATTCGTCAGACCATTAATGCAAGTGGTAATGTTGGTATAAAAACCACTGTAATCACTGAGGCACTGACTGTTTCTGGTATTGTATCTGCGACAGGATTCTATGGATCATTAAATGCAAATCAGTTGACAGGTCAGTTACCAGCGTTAGACGGATCACAACTTACTGGTGTGGTTGCGGCTGGTACAGGTGTAGAAATTAGAAACAGTGGACAAGTAGTTGGTACTGCTGCTACTGTAGATTTTGCAGACAATCTTGGTGTAACATTTGGTGCTGGAGTTGCTACTGTTACTGGTAGTGAACAACAATTTGTAAGAACAAATGCTGGTATTCACACCTTTAGTAACATTGGTATAGGCACAACCAATCCAAACTTCCCTCTCACAGTGCAGGGTCAGACTCAACTGATTGGTAATTTACGTTTAAATAATCAAACCTTATTGTTAGGTACTTATGGTTGGATAAAACTAGATGATTCTTTACAGAATCAAATGGTATTCCAGATAAGTTCTGGAACTGATTCTCCTGGCGAAGATGGAAGTTTCATATTCAAAACTACCGATCCAGGCATACCTGATGTTCAGAAAGAAGCACTAAGAATCTATAGTGCAGGGTCAACTCCAGACAGACTCGTAAAAGTTTATAGAAGTCTTGAGGTTGGACATAATGCAACCATAGCCAATCAACTTGCAGTTGGTTCGGCTGTTACTGCATCTCCATATGGATTGAATGTTACTGGTGTAACATCCTCTACATCATTTAAAGGTTCTGCTTCTGGACTCACCGATGTCCCTGCTGCTAATATTACTGGTATTCTACCAGCTATTGATGGATCTAATCTTTTGAACGTCAATGCCACTGGATCTGGTATTGTTGTTGAAGATAATGATGTCAACATTGGTTCTGCAAGAACCGTAAACTTTGGTGAGGGACTTGACGTTACTTACTCTGCTGCTGGTATTGCATCTATCACAGCATCAGGTGGATCATTACAATCAAGATCAACTGTTGTTGGAGTTACTACTGCCATCGCAAGATATGGTATTGGAAACACTGACATAACTGGATTCAAATCCTATGCTTTAATGAAGGTAGGAGTGTCTACTGATGCGTGGATTCGCATATATACTGATAGTGCATCTAGAGCTGCTGACCTCACTCGTAGTGTAGGGGAAGACCCTGCGCCAGGATCTGGAATTGTCGGTGAGTTTAGATCTGTTGGTGTCGAAACCAGTGGAATATTCTCTCCATTCACTATAGGTGGTAACATGGACAGTCCTGTTGGGACAACCATTTATGTATCAATCAAAAACCTTTCTACTCATACTCAGTCTATTACAGGCTATCTTACTATCCTACAACTAGAAGCTTAAAACAATGGCAATTAGTACTAATACATTTACAATCAACGCTAACTACACGAAGGCTGACATGATCAATCAGTTGGAGGATGCCTTTACATGGTTAGGATGGCATGATAAGTGCGACCACACTGGTCTCGTCACTGGTTGTGTTGACTATGGTATGTACCAAGACGACACTCCTAGTGGTGGAGATCCTCAAGCTTATGCGTATTATTATAGTGCAGAACAGACTTCAACCACTGGTGTAGGAACTGGTGCTTCATTCTATTTCAGAAGATACTATGGTTCACCTAATGCAATATATGTTAATAAGCCTGGAATTGGATATACTAACGGAGAGTTCTTGTCATTCGCACCAGGCGAAGCAAGTATAAAAGAATCTGGAATTGGTTGGGGTGTCACCGTGTATACTGATCCTGTGTCATACGGAACAACTCATAATGGTTTTTATACCAAGAATGTAAGTGGAGACAATAGCTATCCTTACGGAGTGTTGAGACATAAGATACAAGATAATAAAAAGTATGGAGTAACCTACAGAGCATTCTCTGCACCGAATACAGTTCAAATAGATATGGCAGCTGGCCCATTTTTCCATCCACTAGATCCAGATCCCTCTGGTAGTGGTATTCAGCATGGTGGATATAGTTCTTCTGGAAACGTCCCAAGATTCTGTGGTCAGAAACACTTAGACGTTGAATACGCTCTGCAAGACAGTTATGGAATGGAATATCCTAATCCAAAATCTTCGAGATTTGTTCCACAATATAATTCAATGACAGTTGCTTCGTCTAATAATTACCAATTAGATTTGAATGTTTTTAGATCAGGGATTGATACTAATTTCTGTGTGATGTCATACAGACAACCTACATTATCTTCAACCAAGTTGAGAGATAATACTTTCTACACATTTATACCTCATAATTTTACTACACCTGTATGGGATCTTGATAATGTATGTGTAGGAGGAGTCACACACATATATCCAAGCACTAGCGAGTCCCAAAATGTTATACTAAACATAAGAACGATTCCATATGGTTGTGGTTCACAAGCGGGTCGTACCCAGAGGATTGCTGAGGCGGGATATGATTGGAAAAATGATGGTATTGAATCAAAGTATTGCTCTGATCTTGCATACGGTAGTCCTGAGACTTACACCTACAATTACTTCCCAAGAATCTATAATAGAGATGCTGCTTATAACACTAATGGTAACACTGGTACAGGTAAAACAGTAACTATGGACCCTGCCGCTAATTATAATGCAGTCATAAAAGGAATACCTCTCAACGCCATGATGGTTCCCTCACCATATAATATGCCTGAAGATTTTGGATTGATAGACTTTATATATGATGCTCCTTCGATAAACATACAACAGGGAGATACTATTACCATAGATGAGACCGAGGTTTGGACTGTGATATATGGTACTTATAATCAAACTACAAAAACTCGTGGATTATTATTCGTTGCTAGGAAGGTCTGATGAATAACTTTACCTTCCCTACTTTACAATCTGCTGTTACTTATAATGAAAATACGAGCGGAGTAAACTACTTTTCACAACTCACCACAGAGTCTAATTACACTGACAGTATTGGTACTAGGACTAGTAGTGGTGGTCCTGATTTTGGTAACTACAATTATCCACTTCTAGGAATGAGTGGAGATGTTCGTCAATACACTGACGATGACAGACCAGCGAAAGGAATATTGTTTCCCCGATAGGTCTTATATATAATAGGATAATAAAATTTTACTATGGCAGATACAAAGACTCCTCCTAAAGAGGATAAGCCAAAAGGTCTAATTGGTAAATTAAAAGAAGCTGCGGAAGACAAAGAAGAGCAGATGATGATCCTGAGTACATTTGTACGGCTAGGCATCTTAGTCTGGAGTGGTGCGATATTAACTCTCGCATACGTTGAGTTGCCACCAGCTCTTAAAATACCAAAACAAGATTTAGATCCAACTTTCATAGCATCTGTCTTCACTGGCGTGCTAGCAACTTTCGGCGTTCAAGCTGGAAAGAGTAAGAGTAATGGTGGATCTAGTGGTGGTGGTGCAAACATATCTAAGAAAGATATGGAGATCCTTATTGAAAAGGCATCTCAGACTGCCCCTGCACAGGTAGTTCGTATAGAACAGGCTCCTGTGAAAATTGTCCCTGATCAAAAATAATCATGTTACAGAAAATCGTAAATGGAATCGCTATTGCTAGTGGTGTTATATCTCTCACCGTCGTTGGTACTGTTGGGTATGTATTCATACGCAAGGATGCGATTATCGAAAACGTCAAAGGCAAGATAATGGAATCTGTAATGCCAGGCGGAATGAGTGGAATACTTGGAGACGCAGCTGGTACTGGAGCACTTGAAGGTTTAGCTGGAGGAACTCTAGGTTTACCATCACCATCCAACCCTATCGCATCACCTCCATCAGCCCCAACAGAACCAACACCACCAACTTCAGTGGGATTACCTCCATTAAATTAATGCTCAAGGTATGTAATGAGTGCGGTGCTACTTGGATTAACGGTCAATTATATTGGCGTGAATCAGGAAAAGAAGCCTGCCCTCATGACTTAGCAGGGTTGGTATGTAATGTGATCGAAGATCCTGATTGCATCAACCCATGTCTGGGTTCTACTAGTGGTGCAACATGGCAACATTATCAAAATGAACTTGAAAGATACAAGGATGATGAGTAATGGACATTCAAAAAATTCTTAGTTATGGAAGTGCTGCGGCAGTTGTAGGAACTGGTGCAGTAGTAGGTGGAGGCGCAGTTGTTGATAACCTCACAGATGGGCCTGCAAAGAGACAAGAAATACAACTACAACAAATAAAAGAATTAGTTGCAGAAGAAGTATATACTCAATTAAAAGAAGCATGGCCACAGACATCTGGCCCCGTAAAGGGTTTGAGGTTGCCCGATGCCGCCAAATAATATACCACAGATATATGTTAACAGCACTGGTGGACTGAGATATCTTAGTCCGATAGAAACTGGTACGGTAACTATTGCAAATATAAACACACCTTGGATGAGAACTGCTCCACAGGCAATTCCTTGGACTCCTCCTGTCACAGTAAACATAGGAGTTCCTGTTGTAGAGATGCCAGGATGTGTCAAGATACACAAAGAAAATGCAAGGAATCCACAGAATAAAAGTAGTACCCTCGTAAATGATGACCCTAATCAGAATGTTGTTTTGTGTGATGGTGGTATGCCATACTATGAACCACCCGATTATCGTGCTGACGAGCTTACTTGGCAGACTGTTTATGGGGAACCAGAAGAACAGGTTAGTGGTGTAGACACAGGTGAACCTTTAGGCCCTCCTGAGGCAGACGTTGAACCACCTAAAACTCCAAATGAAGAGAAAGAAGTTCCATGCCCAGGCCCTGCAAACCTAAGAGTTGGTGACATAACTCAGGCTGGTGACGAGAGAGTGGTTGGTCATCAGTTGATACCTGATCCAAACAACCCTAAAGTAAATATTTGTGAGACAATATATGAACCTACTACTGCTATTGAGAAATTTTTGCCTTCTGTAAATCAGACCACCACTACAGTCGCAATCGCAGTTGTGGCTACGGCTGGTGCTGCTGCAACACCATTATTACTAAGAGTATTCAAACCTATAATTACAAAGATTTATAAAACAATACAGAAAAAACTCGGTAAAAAAGAGGCAAGACTATCTCGTAACGACATCATAGCGAATGAGTATCGTGCAAAGAGAGGCTTACCTCCTATCAATAAAAAGTAAAGTTTATATTACCAGAAACAATTAACCTATGTTCATCGGTTGGTATGGTTTCATGCCATAACCATGAGGGAAAACAAATTATATCACCATTCTCTTGTTCATCGGGAACTAATGTATTCCCTCCAGTATCAGTGAAACGAAAACATTTTTTCTTAGGCACATCTAAGAAGTGAACCCAAGATATATCTGAAGGAACATGGTTATGTTCTTTAATACAATTCCCTTTGTCATATGATTGTGACCAGAAGGTGTATTCATATGTTGACTTATGAAATAATCCTACGCTCTTCACAATCTCCTCTACTACAGTGCTGTAACAGACGTTTAAAAATTCATCTTGATCTTCCGAATAGAAAGATGTCTTATGGTTATCAATCAATTCAACTTCTGATAAACTAGACCTTAACCTGTCTATAGATTTGTCAGAAAATTTTATGTTACCATGAGACCAGTAAGGTGGTCTATACATTAGGGTATGGATATAGTTTTTAAACTAGAAGCATCTCCATTAGGTTTTGGATTGTTTCTGTTACTTGGTGGTACGAATGTTGGTTGAGGAGTTGTGTGTTCGTGAGGAAGTAACTTACCGCCTGGGTTTGTAACTACGATGTCGGCACATATAGAGTAGTAAGGTGACTTGGGATGGAACATGATGCCAGCTTTCATCAGTTCGCCACAGTTTTTAAGACGAGCCAATTCAAAGTCTAATCTCTTGTTTGCCACAAGTTGTGTTTGCATGGCATTCTGTGCATCTGCTGCCTCCATACACTGTTTCTGTAGTTTCTTATTCAATGGTATAGAGATAGTAGCAGACAAACCTAAGTTAAAACTTTGATTGGCATGATAGTCAGTCCGAACAGGTTTGTTCCATATGACACTGCCTGGATTATCTGGTTTACCATCAGGCCCATCTACTTGTACTGTTATATCCATGTCTTCACCATCAGGGAACCATCTAGTTCCATCTGCCTTAGTCCTAGTGTCATACCATGACTCCCACGGATAGTTTTTCACCGTGACAGTCTGTTCTGTAATACGACCAGTAAAGTCGGTCATATCATATTGTGGTTCGTTATAGAAATCTATCCAAGGATCTTTCCTTGAATCTGCAAATTGTAAGTACGGTGTTATGTTCATGGTAGCACCTTGACATTGCACACCATTACCATAAGTATTAGTTATATACGGTCCCTGTAAAACTTGTATAGCTTGATTGGTAACACTGCCCGAGCTATTTGCTATTGGATTGGCTGTTGCACTCACACCCCCTACATTCTCCGCCAGTGTGGCAGGGGCAATCGCAAGGTTGGATAGTAAACATAAGCCTATTGGGTAAAGGTTGAAGTTGTGTCGGTGACGCTTTGGATAGTAGTGACCCTCTGTATTATGGTCTGGTTGGTCATGCCTGGCCCTTGATAGCTCTGAGTGAATTGGAAGGCCCCGCCTGGATTTGTTATCGTGAAGTTTGTTGGGCTTGAAAAGTCTAAAGAGTCGAACGAACTTGTTACCGTTCCTGTTACCATTACTCCTCCTGTGGAGCTGTTGGAACTGCTTGGTGTCACGTTCACTGTTGATGTACTTACTGGTGGGTTCAAAGCCTCTCCATTGTTGGAAACGTTTGTGCCCGTCACGGAATACTCCCATCCTGTCCTCATATCAATTGAATTTATGGTCTCCGTCACGGTGGATTGGGTTTCCGTTCGGGAGGTCATCGAGCCTTGTTGGAAATTTGGCACCACTGGCACTGCCATCACTGGACTAGCCAGCGAAAACAGTGCTACTGTAGCGACAAGTTTCTTCATTATTATATATCACACTAATTCACGCTGATTTCTGACACAAATTGGCCAGTAGCTGAGGTGCCCGCCCCGCCAGCTGTTAGTGTCATAACGCCCGCTGAAGTGATTGTACCAGCAAGACTTCCTGCCACACCACCACTTTGAGTAGTTACGTTACCAAATGCAGGCATGTCAGCAACAATACCTGATCCTACGTCAACACCAGTTCCGATTGGTGCAACAGCATCGCCCATTGTGAATGACTCAGTAAGGCTGAAGGCACTGCCAGCAGTGGTAACTGAGTATGCACCTTGAGTTTGTGTTGCAGCTGCTGTTGCTGCATTGTCACCAGATGCTTTGGTGAGTCCACCCATAGTACCAGCGGTGATATTGTTACCACTTACACTGTAGGTTGAGCCAATTCTTGTAGCCTGAGTCGCTGCCCCGTCCACACTGAGTTGTGTACTCGTAGTCAATCTGTGAATCAAGTCGGCCCTAGCTGACATGGGAGCCGCCATCAAAAGCATTATTATAGGTAAAAATCTTTTCATGAGTTTTTCCCACTATTTTTCTAGCCGTATTTATACTTACTTAGTTTTCTAAGAATGTTAACTGGAATGTGTTTAGATCAATAGTTACACGGGCTATTCTCTGTCCTGTGTCTTCTCTGTCAACACTTGTTACAACTTTGGGTTGTGATTCTTTATAGTCTGTAAATGAAGTGGCATAACCTGTGTTGACAAATCCAAATCCAGGCACGTTAGGAGTGTCTCTTTCTAGTGTCATAGTTCCACCATCATATCCAGAAGCTCTTATGACTACTGGATTGGTTCCTACTTCTGCATACCACATTCCTCTTAAATCTAACTCAATAGTATTGTCTGCGATTCCGCCTGGTACAGTCTTGATTGCATTTACATCAATGTATATTCCCTCATATCCCTCTGTGTCATTTACATTATCTCCTCCCCATTTCATATAGGTAATTGATCCTCCACCATCTACAATCTGAGGTAGTTTATCAGTTCCTACTACTTGACCCGCTAACTGAGTGGGTCTGATGAACTCTGCTCTTAGATCAAAGTCTTTACCATCAGTCCAGTGCCAGTAAAACTGTAACAAATTGCAGTAAAATACTGGAGGGTCAAACTGAGCTCCTCTTGATCTTCCAATTCCAAATGCTAATGGCATGATATTAAGTTGGGATAATGAATTGTCCTTTCATACCAGCGTGTGACGGTACAGTGCATTGATACTCATACACTGTTGGTCCATCATGTGGTATTGTGAATATCTGTACTCCTGTCTGTGATCCACTGACATATGTTCCTACACCTGTAGTTGTATTGGCATATTGAATACGGAATGGGTGTGAACCACCAGTAGAGTTCTCAAACATATATGTGAAACCTCTCATTAAGTAGAGAGTAGGATTTCCCACAGTGTTTCTTTGTCCAGGCCCTGCAAAACTATATGAAGAAGAACCGTTTGCAGTGATATAATATCTTGTACAGAATCCTCTACTAGTTCCACTACCATCTATCAAGTCACTAACAAAACTACCAGCAGTTACAATACCTACAACATCTAGAGTATCAGCAGTGAGGTTTGCAGGGACTGATCCACCAGAAGCCACAAAGTTAAGTTTACCGCCAGTGTCATCATATGTTACTGAGATGTTGGTTTCAGTTCCACCATCAACCATACCACCTACGATATCTTGAACTTCCTCAGTAGTAAGTTGTGTGGAAGTTACCGTGACAATACCAGCTGATGCTGGAGTTACAGATAAGTTGGTGCCAAAGTCGATAGTTCCAGCAGTTCCAACCGTTGATCCGCCATCCTTAACTATAATACCAGATCCAGAACCAGTAACTCCTGTAAGTCCTGATCCATCACCTACAAATCCAGATGCGGTAACTACTCCTGTGACTGTGGTGTTAGTCTGGATTGCAACTTGACCAGCCTTTAAATTTAGGTCGCCGTTACTCTCTATAGTTGGGTCGCCACTTGCTCCAACTATATTAAGATCCTTTACACCAAACGATTTTTCTGCCATTGCGCTAGTCTTTTTTAGTATTTATTAAGAGAACTTTATCTCAACTCCACCACTAATCTTGAGATTAGGTGAGTTTGTGATTTTGATCTCAGGTTTTTGTGCTTCATTACCACCAGTAGGAGCATCCCATATTACTACAGGTCCTGCTCCGTAATCATTTAGACCATTGTAGTCTTCCCATTGTGCTGTTGTTGCAGTGAATGATGAAATGTCCTGACCATAATAAAATTTTTCTGGATCTTGAGTACCACATTGATTTTTCAACCAATTTTTTATATCTCTCCAATCCCATCCTCTATTATATTGAAGTTTAGTGGTAATCCAACCAGCAACAGTAGGACATCCAGAACTTGTACCACCAAAGTCAACGTCATATGGAGTCAATGTAAGTCCACTGTATGTTTCTGGGTGAGGATATGTAAGGGATGAGGCTCTTCCGTCTGCTGTGAGAGTATCATCAGCAGCACCGTAAGCATCGATACCTGTTCCTCTATCACTGTATGATACTATTCTTTCCTTATAGTCACTATCACCCAAACTAGTATATCCAGTACTACTTATTTGATCGTCCAATGCACCAACATTGATAGCAGCATACTCAGTTCCAGCAGTAGATAATCCAGATGTAGTCTTACCTAAAGATTGTGGCCACCCTCTTCTATTGATAGTATTATAACAAGTCAATCCAAATTCAAAATGAGTTGCAGATGCCAAGGAAACACTGTCACCTTGGGAAGATGTAGACCAATAGTTATTAAAATCAAGATCGCCAGGACTACATTGAGTTTGATTACTATTACCAGCAGCACAAACAAAAATGACTCCCGCTTCAGATAACTCATCACCAGCTGCGGTGACGGAACTATCTATCATTTCACCTTTCATTCTACCCAAGTCACCAGCATTACCTAGAGTATCAATGAAAGCTGGTTCACTACTACTGTTATATGACACACCAGTTACAGTTCCGTCTATTGCTGATGGTCTATACCAATAATATCCAGTAGTATGAATACTACTAGACCTGTATCCCCAACTATTACTTGACAGTGTGGGATTCCTGTCATCATTTTGCTTGCCACTTATTGCAGAGTGTCTATCATAGTTTGGTTTGTATAGATGAAATAGTTTTTGTACATCAAACTGACTACCATTGATTCCAGAATTAGAACCTCCGATACCGTTCATCACCCATTTGTTACAGTTGTATGCAGAACCATAGTTCTTACCAAATACCTGACCAGCACACTGAGTTCCATGATCAGAACTGTTAGTTGGTTTCTGTGTGTTACTTCCATTGCAACTTTGTCTATTATAGTTGGTGCTTATACCACTTGTTGTACCAATGGTAGAGAATCCTGCTGATCTTTGACTCGCATCAGACCACCATGATCTTGCAACAGATTCTACTGGCACTGTTGTACCATCCCAACGTTGAGTCAGTCTGTTGCCTGGATCTGCATTGAAAAAGTCTGGGTCGATATAGTATGGTGCATCGAGAACTAGATCTAGAACACCACATGTGCCTGGTGTTGTAGATATACCACTCCATGTCAATGCGTTTCCTGTTGAATATCCTACAGGATCATCGGCAGTTGTTACAAATTCTGGGTGTGCAATCCAGAAACCATCATCAGATACGATTGCATCTACGCCAGTTCCGTCACCTAATTGAACATTTTCTTTCTCT